CTTCGGTGTGGTGCGCCTTTGGCTGCAGCTGGAATAATAAACGGCTGTACTTCGTACCCTTGAGCTTCCAAGTCAAGGCACACCTGCTCGAATACCAATCCGCCATCAATATTCGTGATACCAAAAACATTTTCTGCGATGACGTATGTGGGTTTAATTTCTTGTATTGCTCTAAGCATCTCTCCCCACAAGTAGCGTTCGTCATCTGTCCCTTTTCTTTTTCCTGCTGTTGAGAATGGCTGACAAGGGAATCCACCGGTAAGAATGTCAATTTGGTTTGCATATTTTTTAAAATCAGTTTTACAAATGTCTGCGTGACTATCGGCACCTGGAAAATAATATTCTAAAACTTTACGAGGTATTTCCATCCATTCGCAATGAAAGACGTTTTCCCACCCCATCCATTCGGCAGCAAGATCAAAGCCACCTATTCCCGAAAACAAACTTGCGTGTCTCATAATAGTTCTTTATATCGTGTATAAGCTCCTTCAAAACTCATAGGTATACTAACGCATTGCCCGTGTCGGTTCTTGCCTATAATCAATTCAGCATCCATCTCAATGTCGGGTTTTTCATCAGCATAGTATGCAGGTCTGAACGGAAACAAAACAATGTCTGCATCCTGCTCGATCTGCCCGCTCTCCCGTAAATCTGAAAGCATAGGTTTCTTATCGCTGCGTTTTTCGGTCTCCCTTGACAACTGTGCAAGTGCCACTATGGTTATGTTTAATTCTTTTGCAAGCATTTTCAAAGTTCGGGAAATATGCGCTATCTCCTGCTCCCTTACTTTTTGATGCGACTTGATCAGCTGCATATAGTCAATGTAAACAATGTCAAGACCGTGCTTTGCTTTGTGCAGTTTAATTTTTCCAACTATCTCGTTTATGTCTGCATTGCTGCCATCGTCAATAAAAAAGTTAAAATCTAAATCGTAAAGTTTAGTTGTCACTGCATCTAATTCTACCTGTGTAACTTTTGCACTTCTGATTTTGTAATTCTCAAGGTCGCAAATGTAGGATAGGTAACGCTTGGCAAGTTCTTCTTTGCTCATTTCCAAAGATATAAACAACACCTTTGCATGATTACAACAGTCAAGTGCTAACGATAAAGCAATGGCAGTTTTTCCGCTTCCAGGTCTCCCTGCAATTACAATCATATTGCCTTTGTTGTATCCGCCTAAATACTTGTCAAGGTATTGCCATCCGGTGGGTATTCCGGTTATGTTAGTACCTCGTTTAATTGCCTCTTGCAAAGTATCAATGACCTCGCCTGCTATTATTCCAATGGGTTTGCTTTGACCATTCACGTATACTGTATTTTCTACCAATAAAGTGTTAATTTTAGTGATTAAGTCAGACAAATCTATATTGTAATCAAGGTAGGCAATTTTAGTTTGTAAGTTGTGTTTTTTATACGCCATCTCAAGCTGCAATATTTCCTGCTCAATGTACATATTTGTGGTGACTTGGTTACTCCATGCCGCAATATCTTTCAGGTGCGCTCTAAACCTCATACCGATACTTGCCAAGTTTATTGGTTGGTTGTCAAGGTAAAACTCTTGCATTGTTGAAACAACCTCTTTGCGGTAGTCGGTAAACCATAATGGATTTAAACGCATTATGTAGTTGTGTGTAGTGGGATAGATCATCATCTGTCCAAGTACGTTTATTTCTATGTTAGTCATCTAATGTGGCTCTTTTTAGTTTAGGTGCTTCTGTTACTTTGTCTCTACTTAACCAATTACGTGCAGCTGCTCTCCAATCTTTCATTTGCTGACTTCCTACCTTCCAACCTTTAGAAGTGTAAAAGTCGTGAAAGCGATTTGCATCAAGTGCAGGAAACTCTATTTTTAACTCTTCAATGGTCGGTACTATAAATGTTTGTTTTATATTGTTTGTTTTATATTGTTTTGATGAGGTCAGTTTGACACTATCGATAGGGTCAATTTGACCTAATGCATTGGTCATTGTGTACCAATTGGTTTTATTCATAGGATTGCTATCAAGTTGCATAACCTCAATAACCTTTTCTTGATGTAATTTTCTTAGACATCTCTTGATAGTAGATTCACTCATAAACGTGTATATTTCATGCCATTCTCTGACGCTGTTATACATCCATACCTTGCCGTGTTTAATGTGAGTAGGCTTGCTCTTATTAAGTTGCAATCCAATTTGTATACCCTGTATTAGGATAGCCGATTCAATACCGTACTTTTCGGCGTGTTCAGTTTTAAATGCTATTGCTTCAATTTTCATGGCATAAAAAAACCCCATCACAATAGAACGGTTGCAGCGTTTCTATTATAACAGGGCAATATCTTTAACATAGGGAATCTGCAACAATCCCGTAGAACATTACAAATATACTAAAAAAATCTTAACTTTTCGTTTCTTTCTTTATAATTGTAAATTTCTTCCAACAAAGCAAGGTACGTTTTAGTATTGGTACAGTCAACTAATTTAGTAGATTGGTACTTTATCTTCTGCATCATTTTTTCGTGACTATAACCTTTAATATTGTATACGATTACTAAGCCTATTACAAATGTTCTACGGTCAGCGCCAGGATAATATTTTTGCCATTCCTTAATCCATTGCAAAATTGTATTACCTCTACTTTTATATGGTAGTTTTAAATTACCATTTCTTAAAAGTTCCATTGTACTACCTCCACCTTGACCACTTGTAAATAATGCCAATAATTGAGTTACTCCTAATTTAGTTGTATGCAACAGATTCTTTAAATAGCAATACTCTTGCATACCCATTGAACAATAACCATCAATATAATCTTCTGATTTCCAATTTTTAGTATTAGCGTTTAAAACTTGAATTTCACGCAGACCTAATCCTTTTACAACAATGTAATAAACAGGCTTTTTTAGTTCTTGACATACATTAAATCGGTGCTGTCCGTCAATAATTTCATACCGCTCGTTTACTAAAATTGGATTAGCGTGTAGCAAGTCTAAGTCTTTTACGCTGTGCATTAGTCTTTTTAAATGCAACTGATTGAGTTCTCGATTACCTTGTTTAGTTTTAAACTTTGTGTAATCGTTTGTTTTTTGTACGGTGTTTACCGTGTTGTCCTGTTGTAGTTGGTTACTTGTCTTCACCATTGCTACTGTGTTTAAATTTAACATATACCTTATTTTATTTAGGTTCTTTTTTTAATTCGGGGTTAGTTAGTTGCAACTGTCTTTTGCAACGTGTAATTGTAGCTGCATCGGTTAACGTGTATAGGTATGCCAAAAAGAAATCCGGTGCATACATCTCGTTTACGTCTCTGCCGTCTGCGATAAGTTCGTCTCTCCAAACCATAGCGCAAAGCATTCTGTCATTGTCTCTCGTGCCTGGGTAGTTTAGTAATGCCTCAGCAACTCTGTGCATTGCGCTCATAATCCTTTGCCTTTATAAAAGCGTTTAGGTTTGACAATAGCAGGTCGCTCTGACTCGTTTACTTGTCTCGGTGGCTGATTCTTAAATGCCCACCACTCTTTTACTATATGGTATAATACCACAAAGGTAAAGAATACAATTGCAAGTGGGATGGCGATAATTATAGGCATTGTCATAGTGATAAATATTGCTCTTCCAACTTCCACTCGCAATGTAGCAGTGCTTGTGTATGTAGTTCCGGTTGACTGTCGTCATTCCACCAATCGTAAGCCTCGCTGTCGTTGGTGTTGGCAATAACGGTAATTCCGTTAACGATGCCTTTGATTTGGTAGCCTCCAGTAGCACGGTGGCTCATAGTTATGTTTGAGATATCAAATTTCATAGCACAAATATAGTTATATTTTCCTTATTACAATTTTATTTTCTTTATTTATGCAAAATAGTTTGTAACAGTTCCCAAGCAGCCGACAATTTTTCGTCAATCTCATACTGCAAATCGTGCCGCTCTATCTCTGCCATGTGTAGCTGCTTACCTTCGGGCATACGTGGATCGTAGGAAACAAAGTAACCCATCTCTAATTTGGTCGCAAGCATGCCTAACTGCATTTGGTAGTAGTACTCCCGGTGCATTTCATACAAACTATCGGCATCGGTGATGGCAAAATTCTTGAGATGGATAGCACTGTTGTACGGGCATTTGATTTCAAGTATGGCATCCGAAGACATACCATCCGGTGAATAGCCGCTATACTGTCCGTAAGGTATAAATACAAACGTGTCCCCACCATAGTATGACCACTCTTGAAAGAAGTGTTTAGAGAACGCCTCAAACGCTGCTGCTTCATGTTCAAGTCCCCAGGTCAACGCATCTCCGTAAATTGCTTTACTTTGACCGGTTAATAATTCAGCGGCTTTCTCGTATACGAAAGATTCTGCCGTTTTACTGAGCAACCCACCTGATTGTGAGTTGCCCATTAATTTATGAATGACTGATGCAGTAAAGCGATTTAGCCTTGCTTGTTGCCACTGCTCTTGGTTTTGAGTAATTGTAATTTCCATCCTTTCGATATTAGTCACTTTGCTGATTCAATCATTACCTTGTATTCTTCGCTAATCACGTACTTTGCTTCGATGTCCTTGATGCTGCCGCCATTGGTAACGTGAGCGACTGCTTTATCCCACATTGGGTGCTTTGGATGTAGCGATTCTTTTGCCGTGGTAACTTTTATGCCCGTTGCAGAGTTCGCATCGTCATCTTCTTGATTTAAGCAAAAGATAGATGCTAAAGCGTAACGTCTTGCGTAAGTAATTGCCGAACCTTGCGCCTGTGGATTGCTTGCATCTTTTAAACGTAGCACCTGCTCTGATTGCATAAACTCACCACTCTCTGCGTGATAGACCGTTGTAATCAAAACGTCTTCGTGTGGGTGCTGAGTGACAAATAATCCGCATTGCTGCATGATTGGATTAATGACTTCTAAGATTGCTGAAAGGTCAGCGTAGTTCTTCTTGAAGTGTGGATTTGTTGCGCTCTTCTTTACGCTGGTTACTTTGCCCTGAAATTCAAACAAGGCTTTAGTTAGTGTGGTAATTTTTTCAGATGTATTCATTTGTCTTGTAGTTGAATGATGTTAGTTGCTTTTACTTTGTAGTAGTAGGTTAAATCGTGTAGGATGTCGTATCTCTCATCAAAGTTTAAATACATAAAATCGATGATCTGCTCGTCATTAATACGACAAAACTTGTGAGCGTGTTCAAATTGGTCATCAAAGTATTTGTATGCCTTTGTCTGCACCTCACGCAAGTCATAGATTAAGTGTACAAAAGGTAACTCTACCTGTAATGTGTCACCCTCAACGAATATTTGTGCGTCAACTTGCATGAGATACGTCTTCTAATGCTGCCTTAATAACGCTCATTGCTTTTGGGTTAATGATGTCCCC